ATGCGCTGTCTTTGGCTACTTCCTTAAAATCAGTCTCTAAGCCTTCAAGAGCTTTACCTGTTGCGCCAGTACCGATACGAATCTTATCATAAGCGTCATCAAATTCAGTGCCGACTTTTGCAAGAACTGCGCCAACTGCCATGATAGGCAAAGTAACACCCTTAGTCATGCTGTCACCAACAGATGTCATGGACTGTGCTACTGTCTGCAATTCCCTTGTGGATTTATTTAATTGTGTCTGAGTCTGCGCTATAGTCTTATTAAATTGTGAATTGTCGCCGACTATTTTTACGACAAGTGAGCCTAATGCCATTTATTTTTTCCTATTCGTTTTGATTTTATCTCCGTAAAGAGCGTAGAATTTTTTTAAATCCGGCTTGTCTGATGTTACCTTTTTCTTCCCTGATAAAGCCTCTCCGTATTTGTTGAGTAGAATTATCGATTTGGTCTCTTCAAATTCCAGCCCATACTCATAAATCATCATCAATTGAACAAGTGACAGGTTATCCAGGATGTAATCAAATGAATAACCTGTCATACAAATTACCGAAATTATTATTTTTCCGAGCTTTATAGCTCTTGAGCTACTTTTTTTTTTCTGATTTGCCCTCTTCCGGTTTTGCCATAAGAGGCTCTAAAACAAAGTCAATGAAAGCCTGTAGTTGTTCATAGTTTGTGTTTTCTATAAGCCATTTTTCATCAATGGATCTGCTAAATAGTTTTTTAAATCTGCTTTTAACCAATGGCTTATCACAAATTTCAGCAACAATTGACACCATTTTTTTTAGAGCTGCCTCACCTGACATTGTCAGTGCTTCATCCCTGAATTTTACATACTTTAGGGCTTGTCTTGTTGATACAAGCGAAACATCAAATTCAAGTCCGGCAAGCTTAGCTATTCTTTTTTCTATTATGAGTTTGTCAAAATCCTTAAAAATTTTGTTTTCCATAATTCTCCTATGAACTTAATTCGTCATCCTGCTCTGAGTAGATTTCAAATAACTGGTCTCCTATTGTCCTCGAGGTGTCTTTAACACCTTTAAGCTCAATCGGTATCATGTTCGGGTCATCAGCTTCATCAGAGTTAAAAGGTATTTCTATTCCTTTGATGGAAGTAACCTTGTAAAGTGTTACTCTGAATATGTTGCCGTCTTCGTCTGTATTGGTTACCTTTATCTGTAGAGGTGTCTGGCTTGTTTTGCCGCCGCTCTTTATGGTTTTGGAAACCCCGGCGCTTTCTGAAAAGGTATCAAGTCCGCCTCTTAAATCAGATAACTTCTCAAGGTCAATTTCCATTAAATCGCCTGCAATAGTCGCTATCTGGTTTTTAATGCCCTGTTTTATTGTTCCGGCATTATCAGCCTTGACTTCAACCTCTTCCCAGCTTTCGGTAAACCTTATGTTTCTCATTGCGCCAAGGTCAATCCATGAAGTCCCGCTGTCTTGGGAATATTCAAGTTTACCTGAGCCGTACTGTATTGACTGTGCATTCTGCACTGCTGTCTGTGCGCACATATTTACTCTCCTTTATGAATTATTTTAAATTCTGAAACGATATGAAAAATTCCTGTCTCGTCTTCATACAGGTCAAATTCATTAATAAAAATTGCATTGATTATCTTTACACTTCCCCAAGTCCCCTTTTCACGTATAAGTGAAGTTCTTATTTTATTTGCAACTTCCCTTGCGCTTGAATACGAGCTTGCCCAGATGTCAAACTGAAAATAAGGAAATGCTACATCCAGGTCTAGATGCCTTTGTCCAGTCAGCTTGAAGAATGTAACTGCCGGATATGTTGGATTTTGAGGCAGTTTTAAAATATAAATTCTATCCGATACTAACCCTGCAAGTGTTGTATTTGAAAGTAGCTTGCTTCTTAGTGCTTCTTCTATCATTTCACACCTGCCTTATTTACTACTTCCTTAATTGCGCTTTCAACTATTTCTTTAACCTCTTTCTGGGATGACTGGTATGCAGGACGCAGGAAAGGTCTTGCGCTCATTTTTGTAGTGCCAAATTCGATAAGATGTGCATGAGGAGCAATCTTTCTGTCAACTGCCGCAATTGCAACAAGCGGCATTGAGTCTTTATAGGGCATATCTTTTACTACCATTGAACTGGCAAGCCTGCCTGTTTTGGGCTTTGTCTTCCTTTCTATATTTGAGGTTGCTTTTTGTGCAACAATTTCAGCTCCTTTATGAAGTGCCGGCTGCAGCTTGTCTTCTATTTCCTTACCGATTTTATCAATTACGAGCCTTACTTCTTTTACTCCCTCAATCTTTATTGAATAAGCCATTACAACACCTCGCTTACAAGAAGAATTGACTCAATATTTCTTTCCAGATAATTCATTACAGCCTCAATATTAAAAATGCGAGTACCGTATTTCACCCTCATCTTTGGAGTAATTCCTGACTTATAGCGTATCCTTATTTTTCCAGTAACCTCGCTATTTACTTGCTTTGAACTCCAGTATTCTTTTCCTGAAAGTGGCAGAATTTCAGCCCAGACAGTTGTAAAAGTGGTCCAAGAAGTTATCACTTCACTTAAGCTGTTAACTGTTTCTACAGGCTGCTCGATTATTACTTTGTGTCTTAATGCTCCTGCTTCCATTACCAGCCCCAAATCCTATAAGGGTATAATAAAGCGTCAACGCCAAATGGCAGGCTCTTTGGAATATGTCCTTTCGAGAGCAAGTCTTCCCTGTTTTCATAAAAACTGCCGATAAGAAGAAGCAGTGCCTGTTTTATGGCTTCCGGTATAATAAGGCTTATATCTGTTCCACTTGTCTTATATCCTGCTGTAAATCTGATTTTTACCGCACCAGCCGGATAAGGCGTAAATGAGGGAAATACTTCCCCATAAACAGGTATTATTTTTGCAGGCTCGCTATTGTAAAAAACATACTTCGATGAGTCCCATGTAGTTTCCACCCCATCGCTGTCTTTATATTTAATGCTTGTAATACTTTCAACCGGAGGCATGGGCAGTACAATTTCTTCTTCAGGAAAATCATCAAGAGATAATTCAAATACCTGTGAGGCAAGAGAACGCCTTGTCATGCTTTCTGCGCTTTGCCTTGCAGCTTTTATAATTATATCTATCAGCGTATCTTCATCAGTTGAAGTTACCCTTAAATGAGCTTTTGCTTCCGTAAGGCTTACAGGTTCTATCGTAGCTGCGGTTATTAGCTTTAAGTTCATTTGCGCCTCTTCCTTGTTTCTTTTGGTTTTATAACTGCTTTTTGCGTTATATCAGAACCAGCCTGTTTTACCGGCTCGCCAAGAACATCCATTTTTTTAAGGCTGCCAATCATGGTTGACGGTATGTCTATTACGTCGCCTTTCAGCTTTCTTACGCCCTTATAGATAAATTCATTTTTTGCATAAAATTTCATAAAATCACCTTTTTAAAACAGGGGTGAATTACTCCACCCCTGACAAATAATGAACTATCTACTAACTGGAAGTTGCGGGTACGTCTAATGCAACAAATGGGCTTACTTTGGTTGAACCATCCCTAAGTGTTATAGGTTTGGTCAGCCAAGGCTTGCCGTCAACGTTCCAAAAAGCCTTGATAACAGTTTTGTTGTTTGTAAAGTAAACATGAGGTGATGCGTCAATTGCTATTCCGTAACCGTCCTTTATCAGGTAGTAAGAGAAGTTAGCAAGCAGTAAATCGCCTTTTGTTCCAAGTGCCGGATTGAAGTCTGAGAACAGTACTGGTATCCCGAGCAATGTTCCGGTTATTCCTGCTCTTGCATCAGGCTGAAATGCCAAACTTGGAGCATCGCTGTCAGCAGCTTCAAAGTCTTTCATTTTCATAATTTCCGGTATTGCGCTTACTGATGCAACGTAAACATAGTTTCCACCGGCAAGTTTTTTAGCGTACATACCAACTATGTCGGCGTATGTTATCTTGTTGGCAGTTGCCCTGTTTACTGCAATCGTTGAAGCATGGGAAATTATTCCTGTCGGTCTTGTTGAAGCATTAGAGCCTGCAATAAATTCAGCTTCCTCTGCTGCTATTATTGCGCCTCTGAACAGTTTTCTTACAAGAGCATCAACTGCAGGTGCGTTTCTAAGCAGTTTATCAGTTACAACGATATGGCCTGCAACTTCTTTGGGCTCAAGCGATACCTCTTTAAAACCTGTGCTCTTCTCTGTTTTTTCTGCACCCTCAGTTATCCAGCTTACATCAACACCACCATAAAGATCTTTTGCATTCCCGCCTGTCTGGTCAAGAGTCGGCATATTAACGCCCTGGTCTGGTAAATCACCAGCGGGTATTACTGTAGCTCTTGGTCTTACGATAGCCTCCCCGGCTTCAACCATTCTGATTTCAGACAGATAGGCATCTGGCACAAGATAGCCACCACTTGCCGGAGTCTTTACTTCAAGAGTCCTGTTTGCAAGCCTTTCATCATTTGGATTGAACCTTACGGTATAGATGAACTCGCCCAGACTTCTGAATTCCCCATTGTCGCTTTCCTGCCTGATTACAGGTTTTACAGACTGCGGCTCTGGTTCGCTAAGATATTTCCTTACGTCAGTTATCGCAGAAACTCTCTCTTCTTCCTTGTCATATTTCTCTTTAGCTTCCCGGAATTCTACGTAAAGCTCATCAAACCTTTTAAGCTCTTCGTCTGTCTTGTTTTCCTTGGTTTCTATAGTCTGCATTTCAGCAGCTATCTTCCTTAATTTTTCCTGAAAATTCATTTTATTTCTCCCTTAACAACATCTAATTTAATTTCTAATAATTTCGCCTTACGCTCCTGCGACTTGGCATTTATTTCCTCAAGCTCCAGCTCCTGCTTTTGCCTGTTTTGAAAATCATTTAATACGTCTTTTGCCATGCGAACTCCAATATCTGTTTGAGGGTATGCAGGGAAGGTAACAGGCGACACGTCAAAAAGACTTGCATCTACCAGCGTTCTTATCGGGTTGTCTTTATCTGTGGTGTCCCATTCATCAACGTTTACAATAAAGCCAAAACTCATCTGGCTTATATCTCCTCTTTCAATCTGCTTTATTAAATCTTTTGCAAACTGAGTCTCCGGAGGCTTAATCTTTACAAGTAATCCGGTTTCATCTTCTGAAAGTTCCAGCGTTCCATTGATATTGCGCCCCAAAACATAATTGGGGTCATGGTTAAAAAGAGCCCTTATATCGTCAGTCTGTATGGTTTTTTCAAATGCGCCCTTTCTTATCTTTTCCCTAAATCCTCCCAGATCCTCAGACAGAACTTCAAAGAGCGCTGCATGACCGATTAATTCCGGACTGTCCTTATTTGCTCTTATCTCAAACGGATAAGCCCTAAATTCTTTTTGCATATTTCCTCCCAAATAAAAAAGCACCTGAACAATCAAGTGCTAATTTTTAAAAAATATAATTAATTTAATAATTGCTTTTAGATATTCCAGTATGCGACATTTCCGGTTATGACTGCGCCTATCTCATCAACAAATTTTCTGACTCCATAAGCCTTTCTTTTTGCGCTGTCATGAAAAAGGACTTTCCCGCAATTCTTTACCATCTCAAAATCTGCTTTTACTTCCTCATATTTATGAAGTCCATCAATAAAACAAAAATCGAATTTAATATCTTTTAGTATTTTTGAAATTTCTTCTCTTCCGGACACAGTAAAATAATGTATCTTTTCTTCTACTTTAAAATCACTCCATACTTTATATTTTTTCCCGTAGTCTTTTACATCAAAGGTAAATATTTTCTTGGCAAACTGTGCCATATATGCAGAAGAAAGTCCTTTATGTGTGCCTATCTCTACAATAGTTTTTATAGGAAATTTTCCGAAGAAATCTAGAAATTCCTCATTCTTTACTGCTGTCTGAGCGAGCAGTTTGTTTTCTTTTGCATATTCCAAAATATTACAATTCATTAAACCATTCCTTTATTTTGTTATAATTGCTTTTAAAAGTATCTTCATGGATGCGCCTTGATGAAATTTTGCTTCTTGGTCTTAGCTTATTTATTTGAACATCATATTCGGGGAAATCGCTTTCCTTATATTTATTCGTGCCGACCTGGTCAAGACGCTCAATCCATACGCCGCCATAGAAAGCTGATATCCTGTTTTTTATTGACTGGTACTGTATCCATCCTGAAAGTGTTCCGGATATTTCCGGTATTGGCTCATCAATATATGATCTTCTAATTAGCGTTCCGGTTCCACCGACAATCTCAGAAAAATATAGTTTAGAGTTATTAAAATTAGCGCTGAATAAGTGCCTGTAATACTCATCATTTGTTTTAATGTCGTAGGCAAGCATTAAATAGTGGTCTGCTTCGACTGCAAATAACGGAAAACTGTCCATTACTTCTTTTAGTTTTGTAAGCCAGCCCTTAGTTACAACTGTATCATTATCCACTTTTGCCACATAGTTATAATCTTTATACCTATTAAAGAAATAGTTCTGCGGCGGTACAAGCCCTGTATTGTTTTTACTAAAATAAATATGGATATTCTTGTTTTTTAGCGCCTTTAAATAATCAACTGTTCCATCAGTTGAACCATTATCCCATATAAACAATTTATAAGGATGATTCGTATTTTCAATAATTGCATTAATTGCTTTTTTGGTATATTCAAGCCTATTCCATGTAATCATAAGTATTGGAATAGTACCTTTTACCTCTTTTATATTTTCTATTACTGCATC